GTACATTGAATACAACATTCGTGACGTTGAACTTGTTGATAAACTTGAACAAAAGATGAAGTTGATTGACATGGTTATTGGTCTTGCGTATGACGCTAAGGTTAATATCAATGACGTATTCTCCCAGGTTCGCATGTGGGATACTCTAATCTTCAACCACTTGCGTAAAGACTATATTGTTCTGCCTGATAAAAAGTCTACTGCAAAGAATGACAAGTACGCTGGTGCATATGTGAAAGACCCACAAGTTGGTCAGCACAAATGGGTTATGTCTTTTGACTTGAACTCTCTGTATCCTCACTTGATTATGCAGTACAATATTTCACCAGAAACGCTGTTGCAAAATGAGCGTATGAACGTGAATGTTGATATGCTTCTCAATCAAGAAATTGACCTGTCTCATTTGGATGGTAAGACTATCTGTGCAAACGGTGCAATGTTTCGCACTGACAAGCAAGGTTTCTTGCCTGAGATGATGCAGAAGATGTATGATGACCGTAAGCGATACAAGAAGATGATGCTTCAGGCGCAAAGTGAACTGCAAGTCGAAAAGAATGCCGACAAGCGTAGAGAACTAGAATACAAGGTATCTACATATAACAATACGCAGATGGCAAAGAAGATTCAGTTGAACTCTGCTTATGGCGCTATCGGTAACCAGTACTTCCGTCACTACGATTTGCGTATGGCTGAAGCGATTACTCTATCTGGTCAGGTCAGCATTCGTTGGATTGAGAAATATATAAACGAGTACATGAATAAATTGCTCAAAACTGAAGGAGAAGATTATGTCGTTGCGTCCGATACAGATTCGGTATATATCCGTTTTAACAAGTTGGTTGATAATGTGTATCCGAATGGAGGAGACACTGATAAAATCGTTGCCTTCTTGGATAAAGTGGCTACCACTAAAATTGAACCGTTTATTGATAAGTCTTATCAAACTCTTGCTTCGTATGTAAATGCGTTTGACCAAAAGATGCAGATGGCACGAGAGGCAATTGCTGATAAGGGCATCTGGACTGCAAAGAAACGATACATTCTAAATGTTTATGATATGGAAGGTGTTCGTTATGCTGAACCTAAGTTAAAAATCATGGGCATTGAAGCAGTTAAATCTTCAACACCAAACGTATGTCGTGATAAGATTAAAGAAGCACTGAAGATTATCATGCAAGGTACTGAAACAGAGGTTCAATCTTTTATCGGTACATTCAAAGACCAATTCTTCAAGTTGCCGCCCGAAGAGATTTCATTCCCAAGGGGTGTGAACAATCTGGCTAAATATAGAAGTAGCGTAAGTATTTTCACTAAGGGTACACCAATGCATGTTCGTGGTACTCTTGTGTATAATCACATGATTAAAAAACAAGGTCTTGATAAGCGTTTTCCAATCGTACAAGAGGGTGAGAAGATTCGGTTTTTGTATTTGAAAGAACCAAATCCATCAATGCAAAATACTATTGCATTCCCGTCAAGTCTACCAAAAGACTTGAAACTGCATGATTACATTGACTATGAGTTGCAATTCTCTAAGTCGTATGTTGAACCATTGCAGGTTATACTTGATGCGATTAACTGGAAAGCAGAGAAACAAGGCGTCTCATTGGAGGACTTCTGGTAATGTCAAACATACCACAGGAATATTTAAATTTAACCGAAGACTTTGGATTCAGCGCAGTTGATGAATCTGAAGTCAATTTAAAGCAAGCAGACCCAGGTCTATCTGAAGCAGTTGCAGAAGCAGTTGCAGGAAACACTGAGGGTGTCAGTCGATTAGAAAACAAGATTGATATGTTGCTTGATGCAATCGCTGGTCAGAGTAAAGAGATTGAAATCCGCAAGGCTGAAGTTGAAGAAGATGTTAAAGAGAAGTTGCTTGAAGTTGAAAAACTGATTATGCCTCTTCTGGTTAAACTGCTAAAGTCAGCAGACAAAGAATACATTAAGTGGGAGAATCGTGGTCCTGCAATTCAGTCTCAGATTGATAAATTGTTGGCAATCACACGGGCAGAGCAATGACTTATCTAGTGTTCTTTGTTGCACTTGCATTGTCTGCGGTTGCGGCATATTACTCCATCATTGGACTTGTAACTATATTTGCGGCTTCTGTACTTCCCGTTGCTATCATGGGTTCTACACTTGAAGTTGCAAAGTTGGTTACTGCATCATGGTTGTATCGAAACTGGAAGACTGCAAATGTTCTACTGAAATCGTATTTTGTTGTTGCAGTAATCGTTCTCATGCTTATTACAAGTATGGGAATTTTTGGTTTTCTCTCTAAGGCACATATTCAACAGACCTCTGAAGCAGACCAAAACTTGGCAGTCCTTGAGCGAACAGAAGACCAGATGCAACAGATTGAATTCCGTATTATGGAATTGTCAGAAGCAGGTGTTGTAAACAATGAGAAACAAAACGACCAAATTGATAACAATAAGAAACAAATTGCAGATATCAATACTCGTTATGCAGAACTAATTGAAGAAGCAAAAGCACAAAATCCACTTATCATATTGGATAAGTATATTGCAGATGGAAATACTAAAGCAGTCCAATCGTTGATTGGCGTTAAACCAGATGGTGCATGGGGAAGCAAAACTTCACAAGCAGTTGATGCATTTCGTGAGAGAAACAAAGACCGAGTTGATGATGTTAGAGCAAGAGTAGAAGAGTTGCGTAATGCACAATTGGCAGAAGTCAAAGTGCTTACAGATGCGAATGCGAGACTACAGTCCGAGATTGGAACAATCAAAGTTGACTCAACTCAGATTGCTCAGTTTGAAGAACAGTTGACTCAACTCAGAGAAAAGAAGTTTGAGTTAGAGACAACGTATCGAAAACTGGAAGCAGAATTCGGACCAATAAAATACATCTCCGAAATGATATATGGAGATGATGCTGAGGCGAACCTAGATGATTCTGTTAGAATTGTTATTTTGATGTTAATATTCGTCTTTGACCCACTGGCAATTTTACTTTTGATTGCCGCAAACCAAGGACTGAAAGAGAAGCAAAATGATAGACCCAATAGAAGAGTTGAGACAGTTGACACTGAGCAATATGCAGAAATGGGAAGTAGTGTTCCAGACAATGCTGTTCCCACAGATGATGCACGAAATAGCAAAGTGGAACAAACTGAAGTACAGCCTGATAAAGTTAGAAAAGTAAAGGTTGCTGATGTTGAGGTGAAATATGAAGCGCAAACTGGCGAATTCAATTTTGTCGAATATCCAACTGATGTGAGAGATGATAGAAACCACCCCGAACTACGGGCACTCAAGGAGAAAAAATAAATGAGCGATTACAGTTATGATGTTAAAATTACAAAGATTGTTGATGGTGATACTGTTGACGTTGACATTGACCTTGGTTTCGGGGTGTGGCTCCATAAGGAGCGAGTGCGAATTATGGGTATCGACACACCTGAAAGTAGAACCTCGGACGAAGTTGAAAAACTTTTTGGAAAAGCCGCAAAACATAGACTTGAGAGTTTACTCCCAATTGGTAGTATGCAAGTTCTAATCTGTGAAGCGTATGATGCAAAAGGTAAGTTTGGACGTATCTTGGGTGACTTCAAAGTTGAAGATAAAAATGTCACTGAGATTATGATTGAAGAAGGACATTGTGTACCGTACTTTGGTGGAAGCAAAGAAGAGATTCAAGCAAAGCACATGATTAATCGTCAAAAACTGTTGCGTGAAGGTGTAGTATCAAGTGACCAAGTAAATAATGCAATTAGAGAAATGGAGTAACATAGTGTCTGAAGAAGTAAAAGTAGGTAACGATAACGCAGGCGCTAGTGCATCCGCAGGTACAGAACAAACCAAAGATAGTGTAAGTGCAGGCGCAGGTGTTGAAGCCCATGCTGGTGTAGACACATCTACCCACAATGCAGTTGGCGAACAAGAAGCACACGTTGGTGCAGACACACATGCAGACGCAGGTGCATCCGCTGGAGTATCTGGTGGTAATGCTTCGGCATCCGCAAGCGTTGAAGCAGGTGCAAGTGTAGAAGCAGGCGTATCAAACACTTCAAAAGTTGGTGGAGTAACTTCTACTACAGAAGCACACGCAGGCGCAGAAACCCACGCATATGTTGGCGCTGAAGCAACAGTCGGTAAAGATGGTGCAGAAGCACATGCAGGTGCAATCGCTGGTGCTAGTGTTGGTGCAGGTGCATCTACTGGTGCTTATGATGATTCAGGCAATGGCGCACAAGCAGGAGCAGGTGTTAGCGTTGGCGCACAAGTAGGCGTTGAAGCAGGCGGCGGCGCTACTATGGATGATGGTGTTGCTACAGTTGGTATTGACGGTAAACTAGCACTTGGTGTTGGTGTAGACGTTGATGCAAGCGTAAGCGTAGATACAAAGCCCGCACAGGAGTTTGTTGTTGATACAGGAAACACTGTTGCAAAAACAGTTACCAAAGACGCAAACACAGTAGCAAAAGAAACTACTAAAGTGGTTGACAAAGGTGTTGATGTTGTCAAAGACACAGGCAAAGCAGTAGGTAACGCAGGCAAAAAAGCAGGAGATACTATCTCAAAGCCATTTAAGAAAATTAAGAAACCTTGGTAAAAAGTCCTTGACAAAGTGGTTATTATCTGATAGAATGTATTATATTCTCAACAATGAATGGAGTTAGAATGAGCGATTTTCTTAACGGTCTTAGTAAGACGATTGGCAACGAATACGCAGGTGTCGTTGAAGATGGTATTGTAGCAGGAGATGTAGATGGATATATTGATACTGGCAGTTATGTGCTTAATGCTCTTGTATCAGGAAGTTTGTTCGGTGGGATTCCCAACAACAAAATTACTGCTTTCGCAGGTGAGAGTGCAACTGGTAAAACTTTCTTTATTCTAGGAGCAGTCCAGAAATTCTTAAAAGATAATCCTACTGGTGGGGTCATCTACTTTGAATCTGAGAGTGCATTGACTAAGAATATGATTTCAGAACGTGGCATTGATACTAAACGTATTGCTATTGTTCCTGTGGCAACGATTGAAGAGTTTGGTACACAATGTGTCAAACTACTAGATAAATACCTAGAACAAAAAGAAAGTGAACGTCAACCTATCTGTCTAGTACTAGATAGTCTTGGTATGCTTTCGACAGTCAAAGAAATGACTGACACTGAGAGTGGTAGTGACAAGCGAGATATGACACGGGCACCAAAGATTCGTGGTATCTTCCGTACACTGACACTTAAACTTGGTCGTGCAAAAGTGCCTATGTTGATTACCAATCACACATATGATGTTATTGGTTCATACATTCCAATGAAGGCAATGTCTGGCGGCTCTGGTCTAAAGTATGCCGCATCAAACATCTTGTTCTTGTCAAAGAAGAAAGAAAAAGATGGTACTGAAATTGTCGGTAACATTATTAAAGTCGTGAACCACAAATCACGTTTGACCAAAGAAAACAAGATGGTTGAAGTACTCGTTACTTACGATAAAGGTTTGTCACGATACTACGGTCTACTTGAACTTGCAGAAGAATCTGGCATCTTTAAGAAAGTATCTACACGCTATGAACTACCTGATGGTTCAAAGCAATTCGGTAAAGCAATCAACTCTGCACCAGAGAAGTACTTTACTGATGATATTCTACAACAACTTGAAAAGTTTGTTATTAAGAATTTCATGTACGGTAAACCTTCAGAAGAAGAACTTGAAGAAGAGTATCAAGAATTGCAGGCGCAATTTGACGAAGAAGAATTAACACTTGTGGAGAATGATGATGAGAACGTATGATGATGGTGCGATTGACCCAAAGGGCATGTATGAGTTCGTACTTGCGCCTGAGGGCGACCAGATGCATGTCAAGATTGTCGAAGGCGAATACAAGGACGTAATTTATCGCTATGGTAAAGTTGGATTCAATCCAGACGAAGGTGATATCAATACTGATGAAGATGAACGCTTGACAATGGTGTTTGACTATGATATAATCTCCTTACCGATGAATCTACAAGATGCAGATTTAGGGGACGAGCAGTTTTATAATTTTGAAAATGTCTTGGGTGATATCCTGATTGACATTATTGAACATGATTTGGAGAGTAAGAACAAAGATGCGGCTAGAAACTCAAATACTGAAACACCTATTTCTCAATGAAGACTATGCCAGAAAAGTCATCCCCTTCATCAAAGAAGAATACTTTCACGACAATTCTGAGAAACTCGTTTATCGTCAGGTTCATGATTACATTAACCGCTATAATGCTGTACCTACGAAAGAAGGTATTATCATTGGGTTGGGTGAAAAACCACTTTCTGAAGCAGAAATCGGAGCAACAAATTCAGTCATTTCGGGAGCCCTCGAAAACTCAGACAGCCAAGAAAACCAAACTTGGCTCCTAGAGAAAACTGAAGAATGGTGTCAAGAGAAGGCAGTCTATAATGCTGTTATGGAATCAATCCAAATTCTCGACCAATCAGGTGGTGAAAAGGCGTCACAAGAAAAGGGTGCAATCCCTAAAATTCTTAGTGATGCTCTTGGGGTCTCTTTTGATAGTCACATCGGTCACGATTTTCTTGAGCAGTCAGATGAACGATTTGACTTCTATCATCGGGTAGAAGAGAAGATTCCGTTTGACCTTGAGTTGATGAATACTATCACCAAAGGTGGTATTCCAAACAAGACATTGAATATTGCTCTTGCTGGTACTGGTGTTGGTAAATCTCTGTTCATGTGTCATTGTGCAGGTGCAAACTTATCTATCGGTAAGAATGTTCTGTACATCACAATGGAGATGGCAGAAGAGAAAATTGCAGAACGTATTGATGCAAACCTATTGGACATTTCTATCGACCAACTATCTGACTTATCCAAAGATATGTACGATAGAAAAATCGAACGAGTTGCAAAGAAGACTCAAGGTAAGTTGATTGTCAAAGAGTTTCCTACTGCATCTGCCCATGCTGGTCACTTCCGTCACTTGTTGAATGAATTGAACCTGAAGAAGAACTTCCGTCCAGATATCATCTACATTGACTATTTGAACATTTGTGCTTCTTCTCGTATCAAAGCAGGTGCCAATGCAAACTCATACACTATGATTAAGAGTATTGCAGAAGAGTTGCGTGGTCTAGCAGTAGAGTTTGGTGTTCCTGTCGTTTCTGCTACACAAACTACTCGTAGTGGTTTCTCCAACTCTGATGTTGGTCTTGAAGATACCTCAGAGTCATTTGGTCTACCTGCAACGGCAGACTTTATGTTTGCTTTGATTAGTACGGAAGAACTTGAATCTCTTGGTCAGATTATGATTAAGCAGTTGAAGAACCGATACGGTGACCCAAGTCTACACAAACGATTTGTTGTTGGTGTAGACAGAAGCAAGATGCGACTGTATGACTGTGAACAAGAAGCGCAAGATGATTTGGTTGATACAGGTCCTTCATTCGATAAGTCTAGTTTTGGTCAAGCAGTTGCAGATGAAGCATTTAGTTTAAGTGGAAAGAAAAGGAACAAATTCAGTGGAAAATTCAACAATGTATGAAGTAGTGCAAATTCAAGCCGCCTTCGCTGTTCTCGAACAGCAAACGAATCAATATGTTGCACAGGGCTTGTCTCTACAAGAAGCAACAGCATTGACTGAAAAACTTAATGGTGGTAGTGGGTTTCAAGGAAACACACCAACGTTTTTGGTTGAAGGAGTAAATAATGCGAAGTAATTCTGTTGGTAAAAAAGCAAGTGCAATCTCACTTGAAGAAAAATATGATACTCCAGTTTCTGATTTAAAAAATAAATTTGAACTCACTGGTGAGATTGCGGAACGAGAAGAGCAGAAGCCAGATTTCCGTTTGACAAAATATATCAAAGTATTTGATGATGCATTGCCACCAGAATACTGCGATAAGATTATTAATAAGTTTTTAGAAAATGCAGACAATCATATTGTTCGTGGTGCAAATGGAGAGAAGTTTGTTTCCCTCAATATTGAAATGAGTGCGGCATTTGAAGAGATTTCTGTAACACAGAGAAAAATCATTGAAGCAACATTGCCTGTTTATGCAAAGGCAGTAATGCCACATCAATCAATCTTTCCTGAACGTAGTATGATTGAAGACCTTTATGTTTATCAGTTCCGTGATGATAATGATGTTCGTGAAACTAATATCGACATTACGAACTATGGACAAGCAAGACGTTATCTTACATTCATCTGGTTCTTGACTGATGATGAAGATTTTGAGGTTGGTTTCTTTGATGTTCAGAATACTGTCAGTGCAAAGAAAGGTCGTCTATTGATGTTCCCTTCAACTTGGACATATCCGTATTCGATTGCAAATAGTAAAAATAACCAAAATTATTTGGTGAAAACCCACCTGACTTTGGTATAATGCCATATAAATAATATTAATCATAATGTGTGGGTGAGTGTTAGTAGGTGTCAAAAGAATAATTGGGCGAGGTACAAAATAATCGCCTTTGGAGTGTAGGAGCATTTATTGTACAAATCAATCCTAGTAAAGGAAAAGCGGGTCGCGGCGCATGTAGTCGTTGGTAGGGGTTTCCACCCGCATTCGATAGACACCTGAGAGGGTGATGTTTCTCTTCCACAGAGGGCATCGCCCTCTTTTTTTGCCCAAAATTCATCAAAGTTAGTGTTCACTAACCAAAATAAATCCAACTATTTTAAGAACTTCAATAAAATCAACAACTTACGTTGGCTGGTTTTCCTTGACATGCTCCCTCAAATCTACTATACTATCCATGTAGTTGAGAGTTTCCCGTTGTCTGCAATAGAGAGAAAAACGCATGAATCAGGTGATAGTTACTGGCGGTAAGAAGTTTGAGCGAGATATCGTTGAACAGACTGTAGCATTTTGTATTCGTAAAATGATGCCCCGTCTCAGAACCCTAGACATTGAGATTAAAGTAAAGAATCTAAAAGACGCTATGGGTTACTGCATGATGGGTGACACAAATCGTGACTTTGAACTGGAGATTAAGAGTGGTATGGGAATGTACGACTTAATTAGTACAGTGTGTCATGAGATGGTGCATGTGAAGCAGTATGCACGAAAAGAAATCTGGCTTGATAGAGACTACAACCAGCGTTGGAAGCGGTCTCGTGTCTCAAGCAATACTGAGTACATGGACTTGCCGTGGGAAAAGGAAGCGTTCCGTCAAGAACGTGCGCTGGCTGTTGAGTGCTTTGAAACAATGTGCAATTAAACCAAAATAGTCCTTGACAAGACTATCGTTCTGCCCTATACTGTATATGTAACGTGATGAAAGAGAGAATATATTATGAATGAACAAATGACAAACGCCCTCGAAACTCTTCGCCAGATGGTCATTGCTGACTATCTAAATTTTCAAGGTCTTGAGAACCGCACAGAAGTCCAAGCCCGTATGGCTGATGAGTTTATCAACGGACTTGAAGTTCGTCCTGGTAACAAGTACATTAAGATTCTTACCAATCGCAGTGTTTGGGGTTTCATTGTCAATACTGACGATGATGCAAAGTTCAAGCGTGGTGACATTCTGAAAGCCGCTGGCTTCAATGCTCCTGCCCGCAACAAAGCCCGTGGTAATCTGTTTGATGATGTATATGAAGTTCGCTGGACAGGTCCGCTCTACCTTTAAGGGGGTGAAACAAAAATGATAAGTAACAAAAAATATCTTAGACTTCAGCGCATTACATTACCCCTAGTGGGTATTTTAATGTTTGTTGGAACTATCTTTATGTTGATATCTTAACCCAGAGGAACAGTGATTTAAATTGATACAACCCAAAATTCTGAAGTACCTAGAAAAACATGCAGTATCAACTTTGGGTACAGGTGGTCGCTTTAAACTTGCCGCAGGGGTTGTCCGTAGAGGCAAGTTGCTTGCTGTAGGTGTAAACTCATATAAGACACATCCAATCATGTTGAACAGTGGCTACCGTGATGGTCAACATTGTCTACATGCAGAAGCAGACGCAATTAAAAAGTGCATTCGTATGGGCTATGCTGATATCTTGTCGAATTGTGAATTGTATGTTGTTCGTGTGAAGCATCCTGATAAATTCTCTGATGAGTATGTTCACGGGCTTGCAAAGCCTTGTAGTGGGTGTAATAATATTATTAATGAGTATAATTTTAAAGCAGTTTATTATACGACTGATGAACATGGCAGGTTAGAAGTCTTATAAATATAAGTGAATATCTACTTGAATATCGCTTAATATTGGAGCATCCCACATGGCATCTAAAACCATCAGTCAATTCTTAAAAGAAGCAAAAGAATCATTCAACGTACCTGACAGTCTTGACGTTCTCAAAGCAGAATGTGCAAAGATTGGTTATGAAGATTTTAAAGCAATCAGCGGTTCTCGCTTTTCGATTCTCACCAACGAGAATCGTGTTGCCCTCCTAGAAAAACTAGCATCCCATCTAGCACAATTCGGTGCATTCTACGACCCTGACTTTGGTTCATCCTCAGTCGGTATGGTTCGTATTGGGAAATTCGCAATTGGTGCCGCTCCAAAGTCTAAGCAAGGTAAAGCAAGTGCAGGCGTAGAGAATGAGTACATCCTCATTCAGATGATTAATGATGCACTATCAAACGGTCCTTTGAATCTTGTCTTCAGTGCAGGTTCAAGCAAATTTACAGTCCCTCAAGCAGTCCGTGCTGAAGCAGTCGGTGGCGATACAAAAGACCGTAAGAAGTCTGATGTAAACGTATTTGATGCTGATGGTAATGTTTACCCGTTGTCGCTCAAAAAAGACAAAGCAGAAATGTGGGAGTCTGCTGATTCTTATTGGGGCGATACAATGAAGAAGATTGTAGAGCGTGAACAGAAGAAGGGTACAGTCAAAGTTGAACCACATCCTTCAGTTCGCTCAGTGTTTACAATCACACCAAACTTGGCAGTCAAAGCAGATGCCAAAGAAGTCAAGAATGTCGTATTTGGTACAGACATTCTCCCTAATGGTTGTGTGCTAGAAAAAACATACAACGGAAAATATACCATTGACGCTGATACTGAATCTGTTATAATTGACGTAACAAAGATTATTACAAGTCCCAGAGAGTTAAAGGGTGAATATGAAGTGTATTTCTTAATTCGCAATGACAGTTCACGCAAGGGTTCTAAAGTACCTGGACTGCGTGTTCTTGCTGTTAAGAAATCACGAATCAATCGTAATGTAGAGGTCGTAAGTCGATGAAAAGTTTCTCACAATTCCAACAATTAGATGAAGCGGCTGAAGGTAAGAACCTTCACTTGGAGCATCTTGAAGATGAACTATTTAACAACGGTATCGTTGGCGGTCGTGCGGCTGTCAACTTTTTGCGTTCATTGCGTGATATGCTTCAAGGTGATGCGGCGTCTTCAGTAAACATCACAGTCAAGTGGGATGGCGCACCTGCTGTCTTCTTTGGTACAGACCCAGAAGATGGTAAGTTCTTTGTTGCCAAAAAAGGCATCTTCAACAAAAACCCAAAGACATATAAGTCACATGCTGACATTGATGCAGACACTTCAGGTGACCTTGCAGTTAAACTAAAATCGGCATTTGACAATCTTCAGAAATTGAATCTAGGTAAGTCTGTGTATCAAGGTGACTTGATGTATACTAAAAAGGATTTGAAATCTGAGACAATCAATGGCGAGAAACTAATCACGTTTCAACCAAACACCATTGTGTATGCTGTCCCTGAGAACTCAGACTTGGCAAAACAGATTAAGAATGCCGAGATTGGTATCATTATTCACACCGAGTACAAAGGTGGTCCAACACTACAGGACATGAGTGCATCATTCAACATTGATGTATCTGGTCTTGGTCAATCAAAAGATGTATGGTATCAAGATGCGTCTTACAGAGATGTATCAGGTTCTGGTACACTAACGAAAAAAGAGACAACAGAATTGGATGTTGTGCTTTCAAAAATGGGCAAAGCATTCCGAGGAATCAACTCAAAAGAATTTGCAGAACTTCTTAAAATGCAAGAGCAACTATCTGGTAGTATTGCTGGTGCTAGTGTTAAGACATTTATTAACTCTAAAATCCGTGACCAGAAGAATGTTGACCCTAAATCTGCAAGTACTGAATATACTAAATATATTGAAAACTATTTTAATGAGAAGCAAATTGCCAAAGTGAAGACGGACAAAGCAAAGACACAAAAAGCGCAGTTGCGTGATGAATATGTCAGGTTATTGCAAAAATATCAAAAGACTTTGAGTGCAGTTTTTGACTTCTATTCATTGATTGTTGAAGCCAAACTTTTGGTTGTTCGAAAACTTGAAAGTGTTAAACAGTTGACTAAAACTTTCAATCGAACTGATAATGGTTTTGAAGTAACAGAACCAGAGGGTTTCGTAGCAGTCGATAAAATCGGTGGGAGCGCAGTTAAGTTAGTTGATAGGCTGACATTTTCCTATAACAACTTTACTGCCGCCAAAAATTGGTCTAAGTGAACATCAATAAAGGATAACGGATAATGAAAAAATTTAAACAACTAAAAGAAGCAGACGAAAAAAAGGTTGTGTTCACGTTTGGTAGATTCAATCCACCAACTACAGGACATGAGAAGTTGCTTAAAGCGGCTGACGATATTGCTCGGGCGCAGGGTGCTGACTTGATGGTATTTCCATCACAGTCCGAGGACCCAAAAAAGAATCCGTTGTCTTTTACTGATAAAGTAAAATTCATGCGTAAGATATTTCGTGCTTACGCTAAAGGCATTAGTGGTGATAAATCAGTCAAAACATCTTTTGACGCAATCACCAAACTCTATGACATGGGCTACACAAACATTACTATGGTTGTTGGTGGTGACAGAGTTGCAGAGTTTGATACATTACTAAACAAATATAATGGTGTAAAAGGTCGCCATGGATTCTATGAATTCGAAAATGGTGTACAGATTAAATCCGCAGGCAATCGTGCAGACCCAGATTCTGATGAAGCAAAACAGATGACTGCCGATTCAATGTCTGCATCTGTTCTACGCAAACTTGCGGCAGATGGTCACTTTGATGATTGGGTAGACGAAAAAGGAAAGAAACAAAAAGGTTTCGTTGCGGGTGTACCTGACACAATAGGTGTCACTGATAAGCGTGTACTCTTCAATAAAATTCGTACTGGATTGAAACTTGCCGCAATCAACGAAATGTTTGAATTACTATTTGACGAAATGCTATTGAGTGAATCGGGTGAACAAATCTCAGAAAAAGCGCCACCAGATGATAAGATTCTGAAGTGGACTGAAGACCCTAAAGTTAAAGCATCATTCAAAGACAAGTACGGCGACAAGTGGGCAGAAGTCATGTACGCTACTGCTTGGAAGATGTACAACAGCAAAACAAAAGAACAAAATGAAGCATGGAACATTGATGAAGAGTTAGATGAAGATTGGGCTCCAGCAAACATCAATGAACTATTTGCAGAAGAATTCAAAGACTACACTAAGAAGTCATTTGATATGTTGCGTGAACGTGTAAAACTTACTGAAGAAGGTGAGATTACACAAGCACATCTAAACGCTATTGAGAAGTATGCAGACAAGTTGTTTGCAAAAGTTGGTATTGACGTAAACTTTACACGACATTTCTTGGACCGTGTGAATGATGCCCGTAACAAAACTCAAATTACTAATGCTGAACTAGTTCGTCTGTTCAAGCAGACATACGCACAGTATGGTAAGAAGATTGCTCAACTAGGTCCAGACGCAGAAGCAGTACTTAACGATATTAAGACTGATGTAAACATGCCATTCGTACTGAAGTGGGATGATAAGAATCAAGAACTAGACATGGTTGCGAAGACAGTCATGCGTAAGAAGAACTTTGCAACTTCAAGCACAAAACTACAAGTGCAAGAGTTTGACCCACTAGAAGAAAAGACTGATGATGGTAAAGAGCATTCATGGAAGTCTGAAGGACATTACACTGCTGACGGACAAGAGTGGACAGGTCCTCAACACTACAATGATGAAATGCAAATGGTGATGACAGGTTCTGAACCATCTGCTGATAGTGTTCCCTTGTACCACTACAAAGAATTACCAAAAGAAATTCGTGCTAAGATTGATGCGGGTTTGAAGACTGAGAAGAAGAAGTTGAAAAATGTTCGTGAAGCATACATTGCAGAAGTAACATCAAACGACTTGCCACAAATCGGTGATGTTGATGGTGATGGCATTGACGATGACCCATATCAGGATGTTCAAGTACGTTTTGTACCATATGCAGTGAAGATTAAAGGCTTCCCAGAATTCTTCTTGTGGTCTACAAGCATTTCTAAAGTACGTTCTTCAATTCGTTTGACACTCAAGCGTATGGATGATATTGAATCCATTGAGCGTGTTACTGATGCAGAAGTGCGTTCTATTCACAGAAACCGTGCTTACAATCCATCTGAACTTAGAACAAAAGACGATAACCTAAAAATACGTCAGGATGCATACTATAGAGAATCTCTCGAATATGGTACTGATGAACTTGTTAAGTCTTACAAGAAAGCAACCCCAGGTGAACTTGGAGAAGCACCACAGTGGGTTAAGCAATTTATTTCTCAACTACCTGGTCAAAAAGATAAGTACCAAAAAGCGGCGCAAGCACTAATCAAACTACAACAAGATGAAGACCCCAAAGGTCGTCATGGTCTTGAATATTGGGCTAGTGAAATGATGCGTTGGACAAGTGGTTCACTTGATGCAAGAACATTAGCAAAGTTTGCGAGAAAGATTCTTGCTACCGAATCTGTATTTTACGCAGTAGAAAATAATCAACCCCTACACAGTATCTATCGCCCACATTCTGAGATGTACTATGAACTCTTTGATGTTGCAAGAGAACTAAATGTCGTCTCTGAGGGGTTGGATAAATACTTACTAGAGAGTACTGATATTGGTGAATTTGCTCGTTACGATGGTGAGTACGTCCCTCTTGATATTCCTCTTGTAGAAGAGTGGATTGATGAAGAGGTCGAACTCAACTCACCGAAGCGTGGTGGTTCTAAGAAGTTCTATGTGTACGTTAAGAATGATAAAGGTAATGTCGTAAAAGTTTCATTTGGTGATACTTCTGGTCTGAAAGCAAAGATTGATGACCCAGAAGCAAGAGCATCATTTGTAGCAAGACATGATTGTGATAACAAGAATGATAAAACAACTCCAGGTTACTGGTCATGCAGACTACCGATGTATGCGAAAGAACTTGGATTAAGTGGGGGTGGGGATTTCTTTTGGTAAATCCATACATAGAAGACAAAGATATTCGAATTTTCTCTTGCCAAACTGAACAAAGTGAGTTAGTATGGCATAGAGACAAGAAAGATAGAACTGTCGTGATACTTGAGGGTGAGGGTTGGATGTTCCAGCGAGATAATGAACTTCCAATGATTCTCTCAGAAGGCGATGAGATTGAGATTTCATCCTTTGAGTATCATAGAATCATCAAAGGTAAGACAGATTTAAAGATTAAAATTAAGGAGCAATAACAATGTTTAACGACAAACTAACAAAAGTACTTTCAGGTATCGCTAAAGATATTATGGAAGGAAAAACAAAAGCAGAAGCATTTGAAACATGTGCTGACTGCAAAACAGAAAGCAAGTGCATGGCTGAAGGCAAATGCATGGGTGAAGCATCCGAAGAAGTAGTCAAAGAAGGTACATGGCATCTGCCAGATACTCCAAAATTGATGGCTGACTTTAAGAAGTTGATGAGCAAGCCAATCAAGTTGGGTCGTAATGGCGATGATGCTATTGAGGCACTTGGTGCTGTTGTTGGGGATGATGAGTTGTTTGATGACTTGTATGTTGCAGGTAAAAAGAATGCAACGGGTGATGCTCGTGATGTTGTTAAGAAGCACATGAAGCGTTTGGGCATCAAAGAAGAAGTTGAACTTGATGAAGAGAAACTTGCTGGTTGGATTGCAATGTTCAATGGCAAGCAAGTAGAAATCTACAAAGATAAAGATGCTAAAGACTTGTATAGTGCGAAACTCTTTGCTATCAAGGCATTGAATGTTCCTAAGTCTAAGCAAGGTCTACTATCAGTTGAACCAGCATACGAAGAAGTTATTAAAGAAGCAGACTTGTCTGAAGCAGTTGATGCAAAGAAAGTTGTCGCACATTTAGTCAAGAAGGGTAGCAACCCTAAAGACGCAGAAGCAATGGTCAAGAAAGAATTTGACGGTGCAATCAAAGCATACCCAAATGCGCCTGTTGCTAAAATCGCAGATTACATTATGACTGTTGCAGAAGCAAAAGATGGCGGCTATACCGTCAAGCACAAAACATTCTCTTCTGCAATTCAACATGCAGTAGAAGTTGCTATGAAGCGTGGCTACGAAGTAGACGCAGACGATTATGACCGCAAGGTTGCAATGGGTCCTAAGAAGCCTAGCGAAGGTAAAACAAATTCATATTCACTCAAGTTGATGAAAGATGGGAAAGAGCAACGTAAAGCATTGCAAGTCCAAATCGCAAACTTGGACAACAAGTTCTATGAACTTAACATGTACATTCAATAAGGAAACCCATCATGGCAAACGATACCACAGCAAAACAACTAAATGCAGTTGCACAAGCATACAGAGACATGATGAATAAACAACCAGACGCTGTTGTTGTTGAAACTTCTACTCCTACTCCTGCAGCCGCACCTGTGTCTTCTGTCAAATCAACATTGAGTAAAATCAATCAAGTTGCACAAGCATACAGAGACATGCAAGTAAAACCTATTATTACAGAAGCAAAGTTTGCAATTCCTGAAGAGATTGCAAAAGAAGATGCATCTGACTTTACTGTTGCCGCTTCTGCCGCTAAAAAAGCAGGCAAGAAGAAATTCACATTCGGCGGAAAAGAATATCCAGTTACAATTAAAACGGATATCAAAACAGAGTCCGAAGAAGAAAAAACAGTCAAGAAGGGTAATGTAACAATTGACCCAGAAGAAAAAGATTCAGAATATTAAGGAATTACAAAGTGAAAACGCTCAAGGACATACTCAGTGAAGCGAAAGCGGCTGACTTAAATCTGCCGCAAATCTACTGCGACATGGATATGGTCCTTGTCGATTTTATCGGTGGTGCAAACAAAGCACTTGAAGATGCTGGTTTCGACCAAGCGTTCAATGCTAAAGGGCAACATAACGAAAAAGATAAAAAGTGGGACATTCTTAAAGGAGTAGACAAATTTTGGTTCAATCTCAAACCTATGTCGGATGGACTCGCCCTGTGGAGATTTATCGGAAAGTACAGCCCGTACATTCTATCTACACCAAGCAAGAGGATGCCTACAAGCAAGCCAGAGAAAAAGCAATGGGTTGCAAAAAATCTGATGACAAAACCAAAGGGGATTCTACTAGTTCCTCGGGAAGACAAACAAAAGTGGGCAGTAACGAATGGTATGCCTAACATTCTTATTGATGACTATATAAAGAACATCAATGAATGGGAAGCAAAAGGTGGCATAGGCATTCACCATACGTCTACAACTAAGACTATTTCTAAACTAAAAGAGTTGGGGTTTAAGTAATGGGACGATATCTAAATGACGAAAGAATGCATATTGCTCTAGGCAGTCATCCTAAAGTTTCGCATATTCATAAGTTTGGTGCAAGAATTGGAATTGACACTACATCCAAAACTATTTGGGATGGTGCTGATGGCATCTATCCTTGGAGCGTATTTGATACACCTAAAGTACTGACTGTTGTTGGTGCTAGTGATACAGGTAAATCTATTACCGTATCTGGACTTGATGCAAATTACGATAGGGTTGATGAAACTATTGCAGTAGGTGCTACTGGTTCTGTAGAATTCAAGCGTGTATATCGTGCAGTTGTCGAAACGACAACTAATGCTGGTTTAATCACTGTAACTGCTAGTGGTACAACTGTAATGGGGATTCAACCTGGAAATGCACAAACTCTAATGTGCGTTTATACAATACCTCGTAACTACACTGGACTCGTCCTAAAGGGTGCCGCTTCTGCCTCCGCAGACAAGGATATGATTATCGAATTCTTTGGTCGTACCCTAGATGATGAAGGAAACTATAAACCATTTAGGATTCAGCACATTGCTAATATATATCAAAACAACTATGTATATGAATTTGCAATTCCTCTAGCACTGCCAGAGAAGACTGATTTGGATGTTCGTGTGGTTGGTTATTCACCCGATGCGGGTGCGAAGGTAACTGCCGCATTTGATATTGTATTATACGAAATGGACACAGACTATTAAAAATGAAATTATACAATTTGAACGAGAAGAATGTTCTTCTATACGCTATGCAAAATTATGATAGTCCAGATGTAGAAGAAGATGGTATAAATGCTTTCGATGCAGATTGGAAGCACATAAAGTATATTCGTAGACTGTTGAATAAGTTTCAGACTACTGGAGAATTAAAAGAACGACTATTGCTTAATCACATTATCGTTCTTAATAATGTATTTGGTGCAGAGGCAAGTGTTCGTATTCTTTTTACGAAGATGCCTAGTTATCAATGGAAAGAACTAAAAACATTTCTGGTATATTTAGGTTATATGCCTGGAATAGTTAGAGGTATACACGGAATCGACATTATAGAGAGTAATGTCGGTATAAATACTGTTGTAGCAGAAAAATTAAGAGAGTTATAAATGGCTGGTTTATTTGACGCAATCATCACATATCAATTTGTTAAGTTGATATCACAATCATTCACTGAATGGGATGCATACAAGTTGGGTATCATCAATGAGGATGGTGTGGTTTTGCGTAAGCGAAACACGCTAAAAACTCAAGAAGAAAAGAATTCGTTCACATCATTCCATGTTGTGATTAAGAACATCAAAAAGATTATGGAAAAGTCTCCAGCAGGCAAATCCAAACTACTATCTTTCGCCGCCGCTCTTTACTTGATGAAAGAAGGCAAAGAGACTAATGCTACATTAGAACAACTTGAAGAGCAAATCAATGCAATTGCAGAGTTGAACTCTACTAAGCGTAAATTTTTAGAGTTTACTGCAAAAGAGCAAATGATTTCTGAAGACATGTCTGCATCAACTACAACTGGTGATGTTGCTATGGTTGATACCCCAATGGATTTTGCAGGCACTAAGGTATTCAAAGTTCCCACTTCATCTTTCATGAAAGCCCGTATGGGTAAGAAGAAATACGCTAAGTGGTTTGACTACGTTGGCGAAAGCGACAATGCAGAAGACATTCGTTCTTATGGATTGAAGCACCCAAAAGCACCAATCATCTTACAGGACAGTCAGACAGGTGCTATGATGTATCTGCGCTACGGTCGTTAATAAATAACATTGAATATCAATAAAGGATAGAGCGATATGTCTACAACACAGATTGAAAAAGAAAACCTTGAAGTACACGTTGATATGTGTGCAATGCGTTATTCAGCACTGGAAGGCAGATTAACCAAGGTTGAGACTAAACTAGATGACATATCAGACCTATTGCAAAAATCACAACACGCAACACTTAAACTAATATTTTCATCTACAGCAACAATTGTCGCCGCGGCAATCTCTGTTATCATTGCACTAGTAATGAAGGGTCTGTAGAATTTAGCAACTCTAAATACCGGACCCACGCAAATGGAAAACGCAGAGAAAAAAATACAAGAGACAATAAGCGAAAGTAATAAATGGATGATATTTGGTGCATTATCACCAGTATTTTTTTTACTGTTATTTGGCATACTGTTCTATTTTAATATTGTAGATATAACATACATTGTATATGTTGCAGTAGCATTTGCTATTGTCATTTGCTTTGTCTGGTGGTTTTGGGCATTAAAAGTTATTGTTGAAATGTCGGAACTCAACTTACAGGCAAATAAAGACTTGACAGAGATGCGAGAAGATGTTAAAATAATTGCACATGAAGTAAGAGAGAGTACAAGAGACTTGTTCGTATTGTTAGACGCTGTTGAGAAAAATAGAAAAAAATAGTCCTTGACAAATCTCCATAGAAGTGTTATAGTTATACAATGACTATGACACTTTTTTTATGGGCGGACGTATGACTGCATATATTGACCACAAGTACGTTGGGCTACTAAGTCCAAGACTTGCCAAGTTTGTTCGCAAGAGCAACAATTTGTACAACTTCAGATGTCCAATCTGTGGTGACAGTACATCTAGCAAATCCAAAGCACGAGGCTACATCTACGACCGAAAGAACGCACTGTACTTTCGTTGTCACAACTGTGGCGCATCCCAATCTATCGGCAACTTCATTAAGTCTATGGACCCATCACTGTACAGTCAGTATGCGATGGAGAAATACAAAGAAGGTGCGACAGGTCACGGGCGTGTGTCTAAGAAAACACCCGAAAATTTATTCGACTTCTCGGCACCAAAGTTTTCCAAAAAAGTAGAAGCAAATCCAGAAATCCCTGGACTTTGCCGTATAGATACTTTACCAGCCGAACACAAGGCAGTTGAGTATCTCAAACAGAGAAAAATTCCAAAGTCAAAATACAATAGACTTTACTACACTGAATGTTACAAGCAGTGGGTCACCTCGTTATCAGATGGGTACGAAAATCTACCTGAAGATGATGAGCGGATAGTTATTCCTTATTGGAATGACAAGGGCGAAATATTTGCGGCACAAGGAAGAACCCTTGACAAATCGAACAATCTGCGTTATATTACAGTTCGATTTGATGAAGCCACGCCGAAGGTATATGGGTTAGATTTATGGGATAAGTCTAAGCAAACAATAATTGTAGAAGGTCCTATTGATAGTCTATTTTTAGATAACTGTCTTGCGATGGGTGGTGCTGATGTTCCACTCGACATGTTTGACAGAGAAAAAACTGTTTTCGTTTACGATAATGAACCGAGAAATAAAGAGATTGTGAATACTATCAAGAAGACAATAGACGCTGGATTTAGTGTCTGTTTCTTTCCAGAAATAGTAAAAGAAAAAGATATCAATGACATGGTACTTGCGGGTGCATCTTCAGTCCAACTAATGAAGATAATCAGCAATAATTCGTATCAAGGACTTGCCGCAAAAGCAAAATTTGTAAGTTGGAAGAAAGTATAGGGGATATGGAAAAAATGAATGCACGAGGAATTTTAGTAGAGAAACGAAGTGGTGAGAAAGAGATTCTCGACATTGATAAGTTTCATAAAGTTGTAATGTGGGCTTGTGAAGGAATCTCAAATGTATCTGCTTCTGAAGTAGAAATCAGAAGTCATATATCATTCTATGATGGCATTAGAACAAAAGATATTCAAGAAACACTAATCAAAGCGGCGGCTGACCTAATCAGTGAACAGACACCAAACTATCAAACTGTGGCTGGTCGTCTAGTAAATTATACATTGCGGAAAGAGGTTTATGGTGGGTTTGAACCACTCGACTTCTTGACACTCGTAAAGCGTAATGTTGCAAATGGAAAATATGATAAAGAAATCCTAACACTCTATACTGAAGATGAACTTAATGAACTAGGTGCATACATCAACTACACCCGTGACAATGACTTCACATACGTTGCTATGGAACAAATGCGTGGTAAGTACTTGGTGCAGAATCGTGTTACTAAAGAGTATTACGAAACACCACAAGTAATGTACATGATGATTGGTGCTACGCTGTTCTCAGCGTATCGTCAAGACCGTCTCAAGTGGGTTAAAGAATTCTATGACGCAGTATCAACATTCAAGTTGTCTCTGCCTACGCCCATTATGGCGGGTCTACGGACGCCTACACGCCAGTTCTCTTCTTGTGTATTGATTGAGAGCGATGACAGCCTGGATAGCATTAACGCAACATCCTCCTCTATTGTGCGTTACATCTCACAGAAAGCAGGCATTGGTATTAACGCTGGTCGCATTCGTGCATTGGGTCAACCTATTCGCAATGGCGATGCAATGCATACTGGTCTAATTCCATTCTTGAAGTTGTTTGCGGCATCAGTTAAGTCTTGTTCGCAAGGCGGTGTTCGTGGTGGTGCGGCAACAGTATATCTTCCTGGCTGGCACTTGGAGTTTGAAGACCTAGTTGTCTTGAAGAACAACAAAGGTACCGAGAACAACCGCATTCGTCAAATGGACTATGCATTTCAGTTGAACAAATTGATGTATGCTCGTCTGATTACTGGCGGCGATATTACTCTATTCTCGCCTGATGAAGTTCCTGACTTGTATGATGCATTCTTTGCTGACCAAGATAAATTTGCTGAACTCTATGAGAAATATGAGCGTTCTCGTTCTGTTAAGAAGAAGACTATCTCGGCACAGGACTATTTCAGTGCATTGGTAACTGAACGTAAAGATACAGGTCGCATCTACATTATGAATGTAGATAACGCTAATACACATAGTTCCTTTGTCGAAAAAGTTGCTCCGATTAAGCAGTCTAACTTGTGTTGTGAGATTGACTTGCCAACAAAGCCATTGAATGATATCAATGACGAAGATGGTGAAATCTCACTTTGTACATTGTCTGCTATCAATTGGGGTGCATTCAAAACTCCTCAAGAGATGGAAAAGACATGTGAGATTGCAGTACGTTCACTTGATGCATTGCTTGACTATCAGAACTACCCAGTTCGTGCGGCTGAAATCGGTACAATGAACCGTCGTCCTCTAGGTGTTGGCATTATCAACTTTGCATATTTCCTTGCAAAGAATGGTGTGAACTATGGCGAAAGCGCATTTGAACTTGTTGATGAGTGGGCGCAACACTGGTCATATTATTTGATTAAAGCATCTGTACAACTCGCAAAAGAAGCAGGTTCTTGCCCATTGTCATATGAGACTAAGTATCACACAGGCGTATTGCCAGTAGATACATACAAGAAAGATGTCGATTCGCTAGTACCACATTCAGACAAAGTTGACTGGGATGGTTTGCGTGACGACTTGAAGAAGTATGGTATTCGTAACTCTACGCTGATGGCATTGATGCCTGCAGAAACGTCTGCACAAATCAGTAACTCAACAAACGGTATTGAACCCCCTCGTGCGCTTGTGTCAGAGAAGCAGTCAAAAGACGGCATTATGAAACAAGTTGTTCCAGGCATTCACCACTTGAAGAACAAATACGACTTGTTGTGGGACCAGAAGTCTCCTGAAGGCTATATCAAACTTACTGCAATCTTGCAGAAGTACATTGACCAAGGCATCTCAGTGAATACTTCATACAACCCAACAAATTACCCAGACGAAAAAGTACCAATGTCTGCACTACTAACCGACTTGCTAACCTGCTACAGATATGGACATAAGCAGTTATACTACAACAACACATTCGATGGACAAGGCGAAATCGAAGTGAAAGACGAAGTATTGCCACAGAGTGATGATGGTGATGATGAAGTTTGCGATAGTTGCACAATATAATTAAGGAATATATATAGATGGCATACTCAGTATTTGACAAGAACAATACAAAAGGTCACATGGACAAAACCATGTTCTTTGACGAAGCAGTTGACGTTGCACGATACGACCAGGTGAAATACCCACAGTTCGAAAAATTGACAGACAAGCAACTAGGTTTCTTCTGGAGACCTGATGAGGTTGACTTGGGCAAAGACCGTAAAGACTTTGCTGACTTGACTGATAATGAGCGACACATCTTCACTTCTAATCTGAAGCGACAGATTTTGCTAGATAGTGTGCAAGGGCGTTCACCAAACATGGCGTTCTTGCCTGTTGTATCGTTGCCTGAAATTGAAACATGGATTGAAACATGGTCGTTTTCAGAGACTATACATAGTCGTAGTTATACACATATTATTCGAAATGTTTACAGCAATCCATCTAAAGTGTTTGATGAGATTACAAGCATTGATGAGATTAACGATTGTGCTGAGGATATCTCGAAATACTATGACGAGTTGATTGAAGCCACTATGTGGTATCAACTGCTCGGTGAAGGTGTACATACAATCAACGGAAACACTCGTACTGTTGATATGCGTGAACTAAAGAAAAAACTATATCTCACTCTAATGAGTGTGAATATTCTGGAAGGTGTACGTTTCTACGTTTCATTTGCTTGTTCTTGGGCGTTTGCTGAACTCAAAAAGATGGAAGGCAATGCGAAGATTATTAAGTTTATCGCCCGTGATGAAAACTTGCACCTAGCATCAACACAGCAAATTCTGAAGTCTATTCTTAAAGATGACCCAGACTTTGATAGTATTGCCAAAGAGTGTCAGGATGAGTGCATCAAAATGTTTACTGATGCAGTAGAACAAGAGAAAGCATGGGCAGAGTATCTATTCAAAGATGGTAGTATGATTGGTTTGAACAAAGAACTACTATCACAATACATTGAATGGATTGGCGCTCGTAGAATGCAATCTGTTGGTCTTCCCTCTCCATACAAGGTGTCTCAAGCAAACCCACTACCGTGGACGCAGAAATGGATTTCTGGTGCCAGCGTTCAAGTTGCGCCGCAGGAAACTGAAATTTCTTCCTATGTGATTGGTGGCGTGAAGCAAGACGTTGACAAAGAAACATTTAAAGGAATCAGTCTATAATGACAATAGAAGTAATAGAATACACATGCGAAAGTTGTGGTTCTGATTATGTGATGAGGTACGACAGCGATGAAGTGGATTATAAACCAGACTTTTGCCCGTTCTGTTCAGAAGAGGTTTCGACTGAATCTGGTAAACGATGGGAAGACATTGCAATTTTCGACCAATCAAGTGATGATGAATACCTAGAAGAATAAAAGTATCATATATAGTTCGTATAACATAATATGGACTATAATAATGATACACGTTGGTATTGATTACAGCATGACATGCCCCGCCCTATGCATTTATAGTGGTGGGGTTTTGCATGACCCAAACAACTTTAAGTTCCACTACTTAGCACCAAACAAAAAATATGAGGGCGTATTTCAAAACGGCTTCATAACTGGTCACATCTATCCAGATTGGACAACACCTGAACAGAGATTCGATAAGATTTCTGATTGGGTGCTTTCTTGCATCCTCAAATCATGTCCAAGTGATACAGGTCTCAACACACCCATGCATGTAACTATCGAAGGCTACTCTATGGGTTCAAAGGGTAAAGTATTTCACATTGCTGAAAACACTGGTCTACTCAAATACAAACTCTGGAAGAACCACATCAAGTTTGATACTCCAGCACCGACTTCAGTGAAGAAGTTTGCGACAGGCAAGGGCAACTCAAACAAAGAACGAATGTACGAATGCTTTGAAGCAAGCACAGGATGGGATATCGAAAACCTCATCGGTGGCAAAAGAGACAAGAACCCCGTATCAGATATCGTAGATGCGTATTGGATGTGTATGTATGGTATGTCTTAGACATAGGGTATAGACTTTTTGGTGTTTTTCGTGTATACTCCTTATACATATCACGATATAAGCATATACTAATATGCAAGGAGAACACTATGAAAACATTAATCGCATATTTGACAATTGCAGTAGGCACAGTAATTTTCACATTCGGTCCTGCACATGCACAAGAGGTTGTTGTTGA